CCTCACCCAGGGAGGGGTCATATCCAATCCACACCGGCGCATAGCCGAACGGACGCATCGCCAGCGGCTGCAGATCCGTCCAGTCGACCCAGCTGTCGACCATGCAGTCCTGCATCATCGCCAGCGTAAAGAGGCTGTCCCCGTCATCCAGGAACTGGCACATCAAAAGGTTCGCGAATTCGTCCGGCGTGTACTCGATGCGCAATTCGTCCAGATCGAACAGGCTGCAGCCACCACGCTCGGCATCTTCGATCGTGATGATCTGCCGCCACACTTTGTCCGGGCAGCGCAGGCCGCCCACCAGCGCTTCATGCGTGGTGACGATGTCTAATCGTTGATCTTTCGGTCGGCGGCGGTTGTAGCGCTCCCCGGTCCAGTACGGATACGCGAGATGGCTCTTGGCGCTGGGCGTGGAGAAATAGGTCTTGCGCCACTGCTTGTGCATGGCCATGCCGGAGGCGACCTTGTTGATCTCCTCGAAATTGCACGTCCAGAAGAATTCGTCGTAATAGAAGTTGCCGTGATAGCCCTGTGCGGTGCGTGCGTTCTGGCCGAGGAAGTACAGGTGCGCACCGTTCCATAAGACGATCGGATCGCCCTTGAGGTCGATATCACAGGTCTCCAGTGCGAACTGGCGGATGTACTGCTTGAAGATGTGCGCCTGCGCCTTGCTGGCTGACAGGAAAATCTGATTGCGACCCGTACTGATCGCATCAAAGAGTGCTTCGCGCGCGAAGTACCACGTCGCGCCGATCTGGCGGCTCTTCAAGATCATGCGCGTGCGTTCGTCCGCCGCGCGATGCCAGATATGCTGGTACTCGAACAGCGAGTCGAGGAATGTCTTGCGCAGGTGCTCGACCTGTTCCTCGCTGAAGGTGTTGCGCTTGGGTTGCTTCTTCGGACCGGCGTTGCGTGCTTCGATGGCTGGATTGAGATCCGCTTCGTTCCCGCCGGGTGCCTCAAAACGGCGCACACGCGCCAGGCGTTCTATCTGGCGACCGAGTAGGTCGATTTCCTTGTAGTCGCTCCCGGTTTTTGGATCCTTGCAAACCAGCTGCACCATGCGCGCTTCGATGCACGTCTCGACGCGCTCGATCACCGGCGCTTTGTCCCATGCATCGCGCGTCTTCCACGATTCCACCGTGGTGCGCGCGATCCCCATCGTTTGTGCGATGTCCGACACACGCCACCCTTGCCAGTACAAGGCACGCGCACAGCGTCGCTGATCAACTTCGGGAGCGGGCATCACCATGCGCGCATCGTCGCCCGCGCGCGTTCTTATCGATGGCTTTGTTCTGGGTACCAGGCAACTGGTACCGCGTTATCGCGTTGCTCGTGTGACGCGCGGTGTCGAGGATGGCCTCGTCCTTTTACATCGCTGCGTTCACGAGGTGTCGCCCATGGCCAAGAGCAAGTTTTTCCGCGTTGCCGTTGAAGGTGCGACCACCGATGGCCGCACGATGGAGCGCAGCTGGATCAGCGATATCGCCGCGACCTACAACCCGCAAACCTATGGCGCGCGCATCTTCCTCGAGCACATCCGTGGCCTGATGCCGGACGGTCCGTTCAAGGCGTATGGCGATGTCACGGCGGTGAAGGCCGAAGAAATCACCGACGGTGATCTCAAGGGCAAGCTGGCTTTGTTCGCGCAGATCGAACCCACGGCCGATCTGGTCAGCATGACCAAGGCCAAGCAGAAGATTTACAGCAGCATCGAGGTCAATCCGAAATTCGCCAGCACCGGTCGCGCCTACCTCGTGGGTCTCGGTGTCACCGACAGCCCGGCGAGCCTCGGTACCGACATGCTCACCTTTGCGGCGCAGGCCTCCGCCAATCCCCTCGCCAGTCGCAAGCAATCACCGGACAACCTTTTCACCGCCGCCGAAGCGATCGAGATCGAGTGGGAAGAAGAACCGGCGGATAACGCCACCACGACCTTGTTCGCGGCAATCAAAGAGCGCCTGGCCAAGCTCACTGGCAAAGCCAAGGTGCAAGACGCGCAGTTTGCCGAGCTGGGCGATGCATTGAATGGCCTGACCGAGGCGTTGGAACAACTGGCCACGCACTCGACCGCGACGACGCAGCAATTCGCCGATCAGCTCAGCGCCTTCACGCGTCGCCTGGACACCATCGAGCAAGCCGGCAAAGACTCGAGCATCGCGTTCGCCACGCTGCGTGCCGAACTGGAAGCCACCCCCGCCTTCACCCCACGACCGCCGGCCACCGGTGGCAGCGGCGTGCTGCAAACCGACTGCTGATCCGTCCCGCTTTTCCGAACTCGCTTGCCCGCCACGGAGCCTTCATGCGCAACGACACCCGCCGCCTCTTCAACGCCTACGCGGAACGCGTGGCCCAGCTCAATGGCGTCGACAGCGCCGCCAGCAAATTCAGCGTGACACCGACCGTCCAGCAAACGCTGGAAAACCAGCTTCAGGCCAGCAGCGAGTTCCTAAGCAAGATCAACATCATCGGCGTACAGGAACTGGAAGGCGAGAAAGTGATGCTGGGTGTCACCGGCACCATTGCCGGCCGTACCGACACGCGCACCAAGGACCGCATGCCGCGTGATGTCAGCGACCTCAAGAATCAGGGCTATCGCTGCGAGAAAACCGACTTCGACACGTTGATCAAGTACCAGCAGATCGACGCGTGGGCGAAGTTTCCCGATTTCCAGACGCGTCTGCGCGACGCCATCATCAAGCGCCAGGCGCTGGATCGCATCCTGATCGGCTTCAATGGCGTGAAGGTCGCGCCCGACACCGACCGCGCCGCCAACCCGCTGCTGCAGGACGTGAACATCGGCTGGTTGCAGCACATCCGCACCGAGGCGCCCAGCCACTGGATGAAGGAAGGCGCGACCGCGGGCAAGATCCAAGTCGGCACCGTTGCCGGCTGCGACTACGCCAACATCGATGCGCTGGTGTACGACGCGGTGATGCTGCTGGAGGAGCCGTACCGTGATGCGACGGATCTCGTGGCCATCTGCGGTCGCAAGCTCCTGCACGACAAGATGTTCGCCAAGCTCAACCGTGACCAGCGTGCGACCGATGAGCTGGCCAGCGACATTCTGATCAGCCGCGAAGCGATGGGTGGTCTGCCGGCCATCCGCGTGCCGGGCTTCCCGGACAACGCGGTGCTGGTGACGCCGCTCAGCAACCTCTCCATCTACTGGCAGGAAGGCGCGCGCCGCCGGTTGCTGCGCGATCGGCCAGAGCGCGATCAGATTGAGAACTACGAGTCCTCGAACGATGCCTACGTGGTCGAGCACTACGGCACCGTGGCGCTGTTCGAAAACATCGAACTTAAGCACTGAGGACCGCCACGATGACCAGCCCCGCCATGCGGCATCGGGAGCGTGTGTTGGCGGCCCAGGCCGCGAGCCTGGCCGCCAGCACCGGTGCACAGCAGCTCACCGGCAGCGCCTACGACCTGATGCTAGCCAAGCTCGCCGAAGATAAGCGCGTGCTGAAGAGCATCCAGTCGATTCAGCAGAAGATCGCCGTCAAACGCCAACGCCTGCCGGAATACGCGGCGTGGATTGCCGGCGTGCTCGAAGCGGATCAACCCGTACAGGACGATGTGTTCGCCACGCTGATGGTGTGGCACATCGACACCGGTGCGCTGGATAGCGCGCTCGATATGGCCGCACATCTTCTGAAGCACGATCTGAAGCTGCCCGAGCACTACCAGCGCGACGTCGCCACGCTGGTGGTCGAGGAGATCGCCGATCAGAGCGAGAACCCCGGCACCACGGTCACCGTTGATCAGCTCTTGCGCGTCGGCCAGCTCACCGACGGGTGCGACATGCCCGATGAAGTGCGCGCCAAGCTCCATAAAGCCATTGGCCTGGCGTTGCGCGACACCGTGCCCACGCAAGCGCTCGACCACCTCCAGCACGCCTTACGCCTGAATCCGCGACTCGGCATCAAGACCGAGATCGGCAAGCTGCAGAAGCAGCTTGTCGCTGCGACCTGAGCTCGCCCCGAGCGCCGCGGCGGCTCGGTGGGCCTTCGAGGATCTCTCTCCCCGTCGAAGGACCCACCGACCACCGCCGCATCTTATCGAAGAGATCCCGATGTCCGGCTTTGTCGCTACCGCCCCCACCACCGATCAACACGCCATCTGTTCGGGCGCGTGGTATCCCTCGATCGCGCTGGCCGACGTGCGGGCCGTGCTGCGCCTGGGGGGCACCGTCACCGATGCGCGCCTGACCGAATGCATCGCGCTGGCGATGTCGGCGGTGGAAGACGAACTGGATGCGTGGCAACAGCAGCAGGAAGCGCTGGGCCGCGCGTCGCTCGCAGACGTGCCGAGCAAGGTGATCGGTGATACCTCGCGTCTCGTGCTTCTTTATCAGCGTGCCGTGTATGCGACCGCGAAAGCCGAATTGATCGAACGCTATCGCGACTTCGATAGCACCGATGCCGGGCAGCGTCGCGCGGAGGCGATGGAGCTTTCCGTCGACGACTACCGCCGGCAAGCGCGTTATGCGATTCGCGACATCCTGGGCCGTCCGCGCGCCACGGTGGAACTGCTCTGATGATCGTGCGCGCGCTGCAGGGCGAGACGCTCGATGCGCTATGTCAGCGCGTGCTGGGGCGTACCGCCAGCGTGACGGAAGCGGCGCTCGTCGCGAATCCCGGCCTCGCCGATCTCGGCCCGGTGTTGCCGCAGGGCTATCCGGTCCACCTGCCCGACACCGCTCAAACCGCGCAGTCCGTGACGGGGCAGGTACAGCTCTGGACCTGAGAGGGATATCCGATGGCCGAACCGACGACCACCACCACGTTCGCCTTCGCCGCTACCGGTGTGGGACTCGCCACCCTGGTGCCTGGCATCGATGGCAACGCCATCGTCGGTGCCTTTGCCGGCGCGGCACTGGTTGCGCTGCATGCGCGCGATGTGTCGATGACCTCGCGGGGCATCTATCTCCTCATCAGTTGGATTATTGGCTACCTCGCGGCGCCGGAAGTGGCGACGCGCATCGGTGTGCAGGCCACGGGTGTGGCGGCCTTTCTCGCGGCCGCGTTCGCCATCGCGGTCACCGTCCAGGTGCTGGAACGGATCAAGACCATCGACCTCACCACCTGGCTGCGTCGGGGAGGTTTCTGATGGAACACCTCTTCGCCGTGCTCCTCTTCGTCACGAATGCCATCACGTGCGCGCGCCTGCTTCTGTATCGACGCGCCGGTGCGCGCTATCGCCTCGCGGTCAGCGTCTGTGCGTGGGTGCTGATCGTCAGCACCGGCAGTACCGCGCTGGGCGTGACGCTCGGTCTCTACGCGAACACGCCGATTCATCTCGGCGATCTCGGCGTGTCGCTCGTGCTGTGCGTGCTGAGCCTTACCGCGCAGGGCAATGTCGCGGCCATTCTTCGGACGAACCATGATGACTAATACGTTGCGTGCCGGGGATCACGGCGCAGATGTCACCGTGCTGCAGCAGCGATTGCATCGCGCCGGCCAGTCCGTCGTCGTCGACGGCTGGTATGGCCCGACCACGGAAGCGGCGGTGCGCGTCTTCCAGCGCAGCCACCACCTGGTCGAAGATGGCATCGCCGGCCCGCGCACGCAAAGTGCTTTGATCGGCACCGTCGATCCTCGCGCGCTGGCCCAAGCGGATATCGAGCGCGCAGCTGCAGAACTCGGTTGCGAGAGCGCCGCGATCAACGCCGTGGTCGAAGTGGAAAGCCCCCGTACCGGTTACCTTCTGGATGGGCGAGTGGTGATCCTGTTCGAGCGGCATGTGTTCTGGCGGCAGTTGCAGGCGCAGGGCATCGATCCGGCAATGGTGCAGGCACCGGTTTCGATTTTGAGCCAAGCGCGTGGTGGCTATATCGGCGGTGTCGCCGAATACGCGCGCCTGGCGCAAGCTGCTGCCATCGCGCACGAGCCGGCCATGGAGGCGTGCAGTTGGGGGCGTTTTCAGATCATGGGCCACCATGCCAAGGCGCTCGGTTACACCAACGCCACGCAGATGGCTGCCGCCTTCGCCAATAGCGAAGGCGAACAGCTGCAGGCGTTCGTGCGATTCGTTGAGGCCGATGCGGAGCTGCTGAAAGCGCTGCGCAATCACAAGTGGGCCGCGTTCGCGCGGAGCTACAACGGTCCCGCGTATGCCGACAATCTCTATGACGCGAAGCTTGCCAAGGCGTACGCACGCCATGTCGCCGCGCGGCCGTCCGTTTCGGAGGTGGCATGACGCTGCTGCGCCAGGTGCTGCTCGGTGCCGGCCTGCTCGGTGCCCTGTGGCTCTATCACGTTGTTACGCGGCAACGCATCGCGCTCGCTGAAGCACGTGCCGACACTGCCATCACTGCGCAGCGCGAGTTGACTGGCCAGGTTGCCGCCGCCCAGGCCAGTGAACACATCGTGACACGCTACGTCGATCAGGTGCGCGTCGTGCACGAACGTGGCGCCACGCTCACCAAGGAGATTCCTGTCTATGTCACTGCTCAAGCGGATGCTGCTTGCTCCGTGCCTGTCGGTTTTGTGCGCGTGCACGACGCGGCCGCCTCGAATGACCTGCCCGGTCCCGCCGACGCTGCTGATGCGCAGCCCAGCGGCCTTGCACTCTCTGCCGTCGCCGGCACCGTCGTCGACAACTACGCCACCTGCCACGCAGCCGTCGAACAATTGAAGGCGCTGCAAGCGTGGGTGCGGGCCAACCAGGCGACGCCATGAAGAAGCCTGCCAGTTTGCGCCAAGCACTGACCGTCGCACTGCCGGATCTCGCACGCAATCCTGAGAGCTTATTGGTCTTCGTCGATAAAGGTTCGGTGATCGCGACCTACGTACCGGGGATGTCGTTCGAGTACAGCTACACGCTCAACGTGACCCTGATCGACTATGCCGGCGATCCGGATACCGTGATGGTGCCGCTGCTGATGTGGGTGCGGGATAATCAGCCGGAGCTGCTCGACAACGTGGATCTGCGCCCCGACGGCATCACCTTCGAAGCGGACATCATCAGTCACGACGCGTGCGATCTTAGCCTCACGCTGAAGCTAACCGAGCGCGTGATTGTGGCCGAGAGTGACGGCGGGCGCCTCGATATTGTCCATGTCGACGAACCGTTGCCCCAGCCACGGCTGACAGCGAAGCACTGGCGGCTGTTTTTGCGTGATGCGCTGGTTGCGGAGTGGGATCAGCCCGCATGAGCGATGCGAATCTGACGCTGCTCGAAGATTGGGTGGATGGGTTGCTGCTGGCCATCGGCCCTGTAGGGCGTCGCCGCATCGCGCAGTCGGTGGCGATCGTCTTACGACGAAGCCAGCAGCAGCGCATCGCCGATCAGCGCAATCCCGACGGCACACCCTATGTACCACGCAAGGTAAAGAGGCTGCGCGACAAGACAGGGCGCATCAAGCGGGGCAAGATGTTTGCGAAATTGCGGACGGCCAAACATCTGAAGACCCAAGCCACCCCCGAAGCGGCGATCGTGGCATTCAAGGGCCGGGCCGCACGCATTGCACGCGTGCACCAGTACGGACTTACGGACCGCGTCGCGTCAAACGGACCGCGGGTACGTTATGCACGCCGCGAGCTGCTCGGTTTTAACGTGAAGGACCGAGAACAGATAAGGCAGTTACTAATAGAACATTTCGTTGGTTAGCTCGGGGGTGATTCAGGACATCACAGCCAACGAGTTCGCTACCGCATAGTCTTCAACCGCTATTTCGCTTAGGATTCGAGCGTATTAGTTTCCGCAGCTAACCAACCCAGGCTTAGGCATTCAATGGCCAATATCACAAGCTATGTTCCAGAGGGCGTTGCTTGGATTCGGGCAGCAGTTGCAAGCATTCCTGTCGCAGGAGGCGCTCTTGATCATTTGCTTTTTGACAAAGCAGATGCCATTCGAGCAAAGAACCTTCAAGCAGCGATTGATGCGCTTTCAGAGCAGCTCAAATCGGTGAAAGAATCCACCGTAGATAAGTCGTGGTTCGACAGCGAAGAGGCGCTGGCTGCGTTTAGGCTTATGGCAGATAAGGTTTCGTACGAACCCGATCCCAAAAAAGTCGAAGCGATGGGAAAAATTGTAGGTGCGTGTGGTAGTACCAAACACTCAGGCGATCCGAAGAAACTTTCGATTCTCGAACATCTGGCGCGGCTCTCTCAAGTGCAACTTCGCCTTCTGTCAATCATCGCTAAACTGCCCGCGACAGAGAAAAAACTTGAGCTTATTGGCCTACAGCAAACCGCTAGCGGCATCTGGATTGGTGACATCGTGACGGCCATCAAGGCGGTTCCTCAGTTTTGGGAGGGGACGATGGCTCTCGATCAAGAACTTGAAGTGCTGGAGTCACTCAACATGGTTCGTCAAATGCAGCTCATGGGTCCTACAGAACCTGGTTACGTGATTACAGGGATCGGAAAGGTTGCTGCAACTTATGTGCAAACTGCGGGCCTTTAAGGATTCAATATGCCCGTGTTGACCTGGCACGTGATTATCCGCTACGGAAACGGAATTGTTTTGCCATAAAGCGCGTTCCCGCACAACGCTAATTGCTCTGCGTTGAAACGTAGTGGTGCCTTGCGTGAAACCACTTAAGACAGAGTGATTTGTCTGTACCAAACAGGTGGTACATCGCGCTGCGCTCGCGCCACCCTGCTCCCCGTCGGCAGCATGCGGGCATGCCTTCGCTCTTCGCCCGTTACGCATGTCCGGCCTGACCGCCGTCGATCTGTCGCAGCTCCCAGCGCCTGCCGTGGTGGAGGCGATTTCGTTCGAGCAGATTTTTGCGGACATGCTCGCGGATCTGCGTGTGCGCGACGACACGTTCACGGCACTCACGGAATCCGATCCGTCGTACAAAGTGCTGCAGGTCGCGGCCTACCGAGAAATGCTGTTGCGCCAGCGCGTCAACGATGGCGCCAAAGCCGTCATGCTGCCGTATGCCTGCGGCACGGACCTCGACAATCTTGGCGCGTTCTACAACGTCGAGCGCCTGACGTTGGATGCGGGCGATCCATCGCGCGGCATTCCGAAAGTCATGGAAAGCGACGAGGACTATCTGCGTCGCATCCGTCTCTCACCGGAAGGTTTCTCCGTCGCCGGGCCGGAAGGCGCGTACATCTTCCACGCCCTCAGTGCGAGCCCGGATGTGCTGGATGCCAGCGCGACCAGCCCGTCGCCGGGGCAAGTGCTGGTGACGGTGTTATCTCGCACGGGCGACGGTACCGCACCGCAGGCGACACTCAATGCGGTGGCGGCCGCCTTGTCCTCGGTCAAGGTGCGTCCGCTGACTGATGAAGTCATCGTGCAGAGCGCCGAGATCATCCCCTATCAGATCACCGGTACGCGCTACACACTTGCCGGTCCCGACAGCGCCGTCGTGCTGGATAACTCGAACCGGAACCTCGCCAAGTTCGTCGTCGATACGCACAAGCTCGGACGCGACATCACGCGCAGCGGGCTCGATGCGGCCATCCACGTACCGGGCATGCAGCGCGTCGATCTGGACTCACCGACCGATCGCATCGTGATCAGCCGAACGCAAGCGGCGTATTGCACGGCCATCGATCTTCGGTATGGCGGCAACGATGAATAGTCTTCTGCCGCCCAACGCCAAACCCGTCGAGCGCGCGCTCGAAGCGGCCATAGCACGCATCGGAGACGTGCCGGTCCCGATTCGGGATCTGTGGAATCCGAAGACCTGTCCCCTTGAACTGCTTCCCTGGTTGGCTTGGGCGCTGTCGCTCGACACGTGGCGCAGCGATTGGCCCGAACACATCAAGCGTGCGCGCATCGCCAGTGCGTTCGAGATTCAAAAGCACAAGGGTACGGCCAAGAGTGTCAGCGATGTCGTCGAGAGCTTTGGCGGTGCGGTGGAGATCACGGAGTGGTGGCAGAAGGAGCCGAAAGGCGAGCCCCACACCTTTGAGCTGTCGATGACGTTGTCGGGTGCCGATGGCACCGAAGCGACCGCGCAGTATGTCGACGACGTCATCGCCGAAGTGACACGCACGAAACCGGTGCGTTCGCACTTCACCTTTACGCAAGGCGTGAACCTCTATGCGGCGACCGGTATCGCTGCCATCGCACGCCCCTGTCTTTTCGCGCGCCTAGATCTGATCGCGCTTGCTGAGGAAAACTGATATGCCGCAAGCCTTGACCCTGACCGTCACGACGGCCGGCCGTGCCGCGTTGGTCAATGCCAAACACGACGGTACCAATGCCGTGCTGGTGGCGTCGGTGGGGGTGACGGCAGCGACGTTCACCCCCGATCCGTCACTCACCAAGCTTCCGGGCGAATCCAAGCGGCTCACCACCCTGAGCGGCGGCGCGACGGCCGCGGATACCGTGCACGTCACGATTCGCGACAACAGCGCCGACACGTACACCGTTCGCGGGATCGGGCTGTATCTGCAGGACGGCACGCTGTTCGGTGTCTATGGGCAAGCCGGCGTGCTTGCGGAGAAATCCACGCAGGCCACACTGTTGTTGGCCGTGGACACGCGGTTTGCGGACATCAACGCCGCGAGCATGGTGTTTGGCGACACCAATTTCCAGCTCAACAAGGCCACTACGGCGGTGGCCGGTGTCGTGCAGTTGGCGACCTCCAATGACGCAATCACCGCATCGGATAGCTCGCTCGCGATCACGCCATCCACGCTGAAGGCGGGCTTGGATGATCGGTTAGGTGCGAATGCGCCCACCAAGTTCGTCAAAGCACTCCTGGCAGCGGTGGATGCGATCACGTTTCGCGCGGGTCTCGGTCTCAAGAGTGCTGCGCTCAAGGACGCCGGTGCGAACAACGGGCTGGATGCGGATCTGCTGGATGGCCAAGAAGGTGCGTTCTATCGGGCGTGGAACAATCTGACCGGTGTGCCGGCAACGTTTCCACCCGCACTGCATCAGCATGCAATGGCCGACATCCTCGGTCTGGCGGCAGCGCTTGCCACCAAGCTGGACGTGGCCTCCCGGTATTATCCCGGTCAGATCATCGTGACCGCGGCATCGACGCCGCCACCCAGCACGCTGGTGTGCGATGGCTCGGCGATTTCTCGCTCACAGTACGCGGCGCTGTTTGCGGCGATCGGCACGACGTACGGCGCCGGTGATGGCACCAACACGTTCAACATTCCGAACTTACGGGAAGGCACGTCCGTCCGCGTGACGACCAAAGCGGCGAAGGTCGGCACCTATGACGCGGGCGCCCTCCTGTCGCACACCCATGCAGCCACTGCGGCAGCGGTTGCCGATCACGCGCACAGCGTCACGCTGACCAACGCGGGGTCGCATGCGCATGCTGCCAGTTCCGACGCTAAAGGCGATCACACACACTCGGCGTGGACCGATGGCCAAGGCAATCACGCGCATAGCGGCTCCACCGACGCGCAAGGCCAGCACTCGCACATGACGCTTAACAGTCTGTTCGGCGATGGCTCCGGCTCCAGCTATGTCGGCGGCGGTGGTCCCGCGTTTCGCAACATGCAGCGCCAGACGAACGACGCGGGCAACCACGCGCACAACTTCTCCACCGACTGGCAAGGTAATCACGGCCACAACATCGGCATGAATGGTTCCGGCAACCACTCGCACACGATTTCTATCGCAGCCGTCGGCGACCACAACCATACAGCGACCGTGGGTGGTGCAGGTGGCCACACGCACACGCTTACCGTGGCCGCAGCCGGCGGAAGCGACAACTTGCCGGCCGGTACCTACCTGCTTCATTGCATCGCCTATTGAAGAGCACGCACCTATGCCTGACACGAAGAATCTGCCGCCGACGAAACGAGCCTTCACGTTCTGTACCAAGACGCGCGAATACCTAGGCGAGCTGGAGGCGTATCTGTCTCCGTTAGAAAGCATCTATCCGCTGCCAAGCAACGCGGTCTTTGTCCAGCCTGGCGCTGATCCGGGGCCGCAGAAAGCGCGTCGACTCACGCAAGATGGCAGCGCGTGGGAAGTGGTCGACGATTTTCGTTACATCATGTTGTGGGACAAAGCGACCGCACGTCCGGTGCCCAACACACTCACGCTTGGCGAAGCGCTGCCGGTGAGTGTGACGCATCTCGCACCGCCTACGTATGACGCGCAGGACTGTAAGTGTTCCATATGGGACATCGAGACAAATGCCTGGATTGCAGTACCGGACTACAGTCGTTGCCCGCTGTGGGTCAAAGCCACGGCACAGCGTGCTGCACCACTGCCAGCGGGTGTTGCGTTGCCAGATACTTTGACAACACTACAGCCTCCAACTGGGGAGCACATCCGCGTGACATGGAATACAGCCGCCGAGTCCTGGGGCACGCAACCTGATTACCCGGACGCAGCCATCAACGAATAGCAAGGGAGTAGGCTACTGTGCTCAGGACGGCGAAAGCCCATGCAGCCAATCCAAACTAGGGATGGCGAGTGAAAGCTCGGGCATGCCGTAAAGACTCGATTGTACGACCTCTCCACTGTAACCCGCGCTTCGGATAAGGAATATCTGCCTTTCCATATCCTCATCGGATAGGCGAGGGTCCAGTGTCACTTTTGTTATCGATGCCTCGAGATTGATAGGCAAATGATGCACGTCTCCCGGAATATTGGAGATGTGCCTTGATATGATCCATCTCACCTCAGCTTCATGCTTGAAGGAATCGCGTTTATACAGAAGCGTTTGTGCAACACCAGATGAGTACATGCCTGACTTCAGTACGCTGCGCAAGAATTCATGCGATTCAAATTTCTGCTTTAAGGCGTGTTCTGAAAGGTACTCAACCTTTCCCAGAAAAAGTTGCTCTGTGGGCCATGGATAGGTGGATTCTGCCGTCCTATAGAGCGTTGCCGCATTGGCAGATACCAAAACTCCGCGCTCGTCACCTGAATATATTCGCCACATGGCGTCAGATTCGTACTCAAGGGACCAGCACTGCGCAAAGAGATCGTCCTCGTAGTGCGGCACTCGAATAGTTCTGCCATCGTCCATTTGAATTGGACGATTCATTAGATTTTCGTAGGGATCCTTCCAAAGCTTTGGCTTCACAAAGGTAAGCTTTCTGGTTCTGACCAGATCGATAAACCGATCAAATGGAAAGATCCGGTGTATGCGTTGCTCGCCGGATAGAAGCTTGTTTTCGTCTTCTCGGGAGAAGCCAAGAAACATGGGACCTGTGCTCTGCGAGAAATTCATTAGCGCTCCGTAATAGTCGGTAATAAACACTGTTGCAGAGGATGACGCATGCGTCTGCAACGCCATAAAGGCCACAGCAACAATGTACCAATGCGTCGGCACAGTCGCATACGCTCGCCAGCTTCTGTATAGCACCGGCAGCATGCCGGCATGGACCCGCTCGTCGAACTCTCCCGCCTGCTGCAAAACCTGCTGCGCTATGGCGTGGTCGCCTCCGTCGATCACGCCGCTCGCCGCTGCACGGTTCGTAGCGGCGAGCTGGTGACGAAACCGCTGCGGTGGCTGACCTATCGCGCGGGTGATGCGCGCACTTGGTGGGCTCCTAGCGTCGGCGAACAGGTCATTCTCCTGTGCCCTGGCGGCGATACCGCGCGCGGCACGGTGCTTCCGGCGCTACATGCCGATGGCGCAGCGGCGCCGATCGATGGCGATACCACACACGTCACGCAATATCCCGATGGGGCGCTGATCAGCTACGCCCCAGCAAAGCACGAAGTCAGCGTGGCGCTGCCTTCGGGCGGCAAAGTCATTCTCGTTGCACCGGCCGGCGTCGACATCACCGGCGACACGCGCATTACCGGCGCTTTGCATGTCACCGAAAACGTCTCCGTTGACGCCGGCATCAAGACGAAGGATGACGTCGTCGCCGGTACCATCAGCCTGCAGCATCACAAGACCCAAGGTGTGCAACCCGGCGCGTACCTGTCCGGCGAGCCGACGTAACCATGCGCGGTATCGACGCTTACACCGGCAAGGCCATCGAAGGACTGGCCCACCTGCAGCAGTCCATCAGCGACATCCTCGAAACGCCGTATGGCACGCGCGTGATGCGTCGCGACTACGGCTCGCTGTTGCCGTATCTGATCGATCAACCGTTTCACGCCGCCACGCGATTGCGCCTCTACGCCGCTACTGCCACAGCGCTGATGCGCTGGGAACCGCGTGTGCAGTTGTCGCGCGTGACGATGGAACTCGGCGCTGCGCCGGGTCAGGTCGTGTTGATTCTGGAAGGCACGCGCACCGATACGCCGATCGCGACACCCGTTTCTCTCACCGTCCCCCTGCAACTCAGCGCCGCTTCGTAACGGCGCCCATCACGAGGAACCTTCATGGCCCAGGCTTATCACCACGGCGTCCGCGTTATCGAGGCTACCGATGGCTCGCGCACCCTCACCACGGTTTCCACTGCCGTCATCGGCCTAGTGGCGATCAGCGAAGACGCCGATCCGGCTGCTTTCCCTCTCGATACACCTATCCTGATTACCGACATCAAGTCGGCGATCGGCAAGGCTGGCAGTCCTGGCAAAGGCACGCTGGTTGCCGCACTCAACGCTATCGATGCGCAAACCAAGCCGGTACTGGTGGTCGTGCGCGTGGCGCAAGGCAAAGACGCCGGCGAGACCACCAGCAATGTGATCGGCACGACGGCCGTCAACGGTCGCCTGACCGGCGCGCAGGCGTTACTCGCTGCGCAAGCACGCCTTGGCGTGAAGCCGCGCATCCTAGGCGCACCGGGCCTGGATACGCAGCCGGTGGGCTTGGCGCTCGCCGTGATCGCCAAGAAGCTGCGCGGCATGACGTACCTCAATGTGCCCGATGCCAAGAAGGTGGAAGAGGTCATTGCCTACCGCGCCAATTTCAGCCAGCGCGAAGTGATGCTGGTGTGGCCGAACTTCACGGCGTGGGATACGACGGCCAATGCCACGGTCGAAGTGCCGTCGGCGGCCTATGCGCTAGGCCTGCGTGCCGCCATTGATGAGAGCCAGGGGTGGCAGAAGACCCTCTCCAACGTGGCGGTGAATGGCGTCACCGGCATCAGCCTCGACGTGAGCTGGGATCTGCAAGATCCGGCGACGGATGCCGGCCTGCTCAACCAAGCCGGCATTACCACGCTCATCAATGCGCAGGGTTTCCGCTTCTGGGGTAATCGTACGTGTTCCGATGAACCCAAGTTCGTGTTCGAAAGCGCCACACGCACGGCACAAGTGCTCGCCGACACCATCGCAGATAGCCATCTGTGGGCCGTCGACAAGTCGATGTATCCCAGCCTGGTGAAAGACATCCTTGAAGGCATCAACGCCAAGTTCCGTGAGCTGAAATCCGGCGGCTATGTGATCGGCGCCAGCGCCTGGTACGACGAGTCGGCCAACCAGGTGGCATCGCTGGCCGGTGGCGATCTCTTCATCGACTACGACTACACGCCGGTACCGCCGCTGGAAGACCTGCAGCTTCGCCAGCGCATCACGGATCGCTATCTCGTTGATTTCGCCGCCGCGATCAACGCATGACCCAAGACGGCCGGTACGCCGGCCGTTTGCTCTTTGCCCTTTGAAGGAATCCACGCATGGCCCTGCCGCGCAAGCTCAAGAACTTGAACCTTTTCAACAACGGCAACAGTTATCTCGGCCAGATCGCCGAAGTCACCTTGCCCAAGCTCAGCCGCAAGATGGAAGAGTGGCGCGGCGGTGGCATGGACACCGGTGTGGAAGTCGACCTCGGCGGCGAGCTCATCACGCTCGAATGGACGGCTGGTGGCCTCATGCTGGATGCGTTGAAGCAATTCGGTATCACCAGCGCTGTCGGCTGTCTGCTGCGCTTTGCCGGTGCGTATCAGCGTGATGACACCGGCGCCACGGATGCGGTGGAAGTGGTGGTCCGCGGTCGTCACAAGGAAATTGATTTTGGTACCGCGAAGCCGGCCGACAACACCCAGCACAAGTTCACGACAAGCTGTGCCTATTACAAGCTCACCGTGAATGGTGAAGTATTGATCGAGATCGATCCGCTCAACTTCATCTTTAACGTCGGCGGCATTGATCGGCTCGCTGATCAGCGCCGCGCGCTCGGCGTCTAACTTTCTTTTCTTCTCTCTTTGCCCGCTGTGTTCGGCGGGCATTCCCTCACGCCTTTGCTTTTGGAGCGCACCATGACGCAACCCAACGACATCCCCACCACCACGCCAGCCAGCTTTGTGACCGTCACGCTGGACACTCCCATCGTGCGCGGCACGCAGACCATCGCATCGGTGGATCTGCGCCGACCGAAGTCCGGCGAGCTGCGCGGCGTCAACCTGTCCGACCTGGCGCAGTTGGACGTGTCCGCCCTCATCAAGGTGCTACCACGCGTGTCCATGCCCACACTCACCGGTGCCGACGTCGAAAACCTCGATCCCAGCGATCTCATGAAGCTCGGCGCGGAGATCGTCGGTTTTTTGCTGCCTTCGCAGAAAGCGGTGTTCCTTACTGCGTAGAGGACGTGATGGCGGACATCGCGGTGGTGTTTCACTGGCCACCCGCCGCGATGGCCGATTTCGAGCTGGATGAACTGATGGCCTGGCGCGAGCGCGCTCGGCAGCGCAACGGTACGGAGTGACGTGTGGATCTCAAGCTGTCGGTCTTGCTGCAGACCCTGGATAAGGCCACGGCACCGCTTAAGAAGGTGCAGGAAGCCAGCAAGGCCGCGGCTGAGCAGTTGAAGAAGACGCGCGACACGCTGCGCCAGTTGGACGAGGTGCAGAAGAAAGCCGGCGAGTTTCGAAAACTCAAGCAAGGCACACGCGACACTGCTGTGCGCATGAAGGATCTGCAGGCGCGCATCACCGCCGTGGCACGCGAGATGCGCGAGACCGACAAGCCCACGGCGGCGTTATCCCGTCAGTTCAAGCGACTGACGACCGAGGCGCGTGATCTGAAAGCGCAGAAGGCCGAGCAGATCCGTAAGCTGCAGCAGCTACGCGAAGAACTCGCCGCGGCGGGCATGGATACACGCAACCTCGGTGCCGCCGAAGCGCGTCTGCGCACGCAAGCGGCCACCGCCACGCGCGCCGTGGAACAGCAGACGGCGGCCTTGCGTGCGCAAGGCGTGCAGGCCCAACAGCTGGTCAATCTCCGCGAACGCTTGGCACGCGGCCAGGCGATGGGCGCGAACGTGTCGATCGCGGGCTACGCCGCGATGCAAACCGGTCGACATCTGATCGATCAGGTGCAGCCGGCGATTCATGAAGCGAAAATCTATCAAACCAACCTCGCGCAACTACGCGCCCAAGGCGTCAGCAACGTCGATGTTGCGCGAGCGGAGCGCTTTGTCCGCAACGACACCACGCGCGGCAGCTCCATCAACGACAAGATGGAGATCCTCAAGGACGCGAATTCCATCTTTCGCGACATGCACGAAGCGGTGCAGGTGGCGCCGTCGTTGCTGAAGGCCAAATACACCTTCGAAGCGTTGATGGCCGAGCATGGCGACGGCGGTGGCCATGGCCAGGAGACGGTCAATCAGCTGATCGATGCGATCCGCACCGGTGAGCTGCGCAACGCGACCAAGACGCCGGAAGACTTCCAGCATCTTCTGGACATGATGAGCCGCGCGTATGTGGGCTCGGGCGGCCTGGTCAAACCCTCCGATTACCTGGAAACGATGAAGGTCGGTGGTGTCGCTGCCAAGCTGATGGACGAGAAGGCGCTGTTCTTCGGCGCCATGCACACGATCCAGGAAATGGGCGGCATGCGTGCCGGTACCGGCTTTGCCTCGGCGTATCAGAACTGGGCAGCCGGGCGCAGTACGCAGCAGACCGCGGAAGCACTCGCGCAGCTCGGCCTGGTCAACAAGAACGCCGTCAAATACGGCAAGAACGGCCACATCACCAAGATGTTGCCGGGTGCGCTGAAGAACCAGGCGCTCTACGAGAGCAACCCCTTCGAGTACATGATGGCCGAGGTCATCCCGCGCCTTAATCCCACCGGGAAGCTCACGGACGACCAAGTGGTGAGCAAGCTCAATGCGCTCTTCAGTGCGCGCAAGGGCGGCGATCTCTTCGCCGGCATGTTCATGCAGCGCGCGAACATCCAAAAACAGCTCGATGCTTCCGGCAAGTTTGCCGGTCTCGATGACACGTATCGCATGACGGGCGACACTGCTGCGGGTCAGGAGGCGGATCTCGAAGCGGAGAAACGCAATCTCTATCTCACGCTCGGGCGCGAAGTGCTGCCGCTGTATGTGGCCGGTTTGCGCCAACTGGTCGCGGTGCTGAAAACGCTGACGGACGGCGCACAGAAGCATCCGGCCATTGCCAAGGGGCTGATGCTGGTTGCCGGTGGTCTGGGGGCGCTGATGGTGAGTGCGGGTGGCCTGATGGTGGTGCTGGGCGGCTTGATCGGCCAGTTCGCGCTGCTGCGCTTCGCCATCGGACGCGCCCGGTTGGGATGGGCGGCGCGTGGTGGTGCCGCAGCCGGCGGCGACGCGGCCGGTGTAGGCATGCTGGCTCGTCTGAGCGGACTCGCACGCAGCATCTTTCCCGCGATGGCAACCGGCGCACGTGCGGCCATGCTCGCGATCACGGGCGTGAGCTGGCCGGTGTTGGCGTTGATCGCTGCCGTAGCGGCATTGGGCATCGTGGTCTGGAAGTATGGGCAGCCGATCAAGGCGTTCTTTGTCGGCGTTGGTGTCGGTTTGCGCGACGAGCTACTGCCTGCGTTGTCCGCGCTTGGCACTGCACTCGCACCGCTTAAACCCGCATGGGACGTGATCGCCGATGCACTGAGTGCGGTGTGGCGTTGGATCGTCAGTTTGTTTGAACCGTTTCAGGCAACGTCCGAGCAATTGGACGGCGCTACCGCCAATGGTGTCACCTTTGGTCGCGTGCTCGGCGCCGTGCTGGCCAGCGCGGTCACGGCTATCACCTGGGTCGTGCAGGCGTTTACGTGGCTCGGCACGAAAATCGGCGAGTGCATCGGTTGGATCACGGTGAACTGGAGCGGCATCACCGAGGTGATCAAGCAACCGTTTGCGACGGCCTTTCGCTGGATCAGCGACAAGATCGACTGGCTGCTCGGCAAATGGCGCTCATTGAAAGCGTCGCTTGGCCAGGATGATTCCAGCGGAGGCAGCGCGCCGCGCACGTGGGAGTGGAACTACGGTCGGATGCCGCCGCCAGGTTTGACCATGGATGATCGTCCACCGCTCAAGGCAAATAACACGGGCAGCACCGTCACCAACAACTACGCGGTCACCGTGCACGCGGCGCCCGGTGTTGATCCCCATGCGACGGCACGGGCGGTATCCGCGGAACTGGATCGCCGTGAGCGCGCCAAGGCCGCGGCGAACCGCTCACGGCTCAGCGATTCGGAGTAACGCATGCTGATGGCATTGGGCCAATTCGTATTTCAACTGCCGGATCTCGCGTACCACGAGCTGCACCGCTCGACCGCGTGGCGACATCCCGGCAACAGCCGCGTCGGCGCGCGTGAGGCGCGGCAATATGTCGGGCCCGGCGAGGACACCATCACGTTGAACGGCGTGCTGGTGCCGGAGATCGCCGGCAAGCGCGCGAGCCTCTCCACATTGCGCACTATGGCCGATACCGGCGATGCCTTTGCGCTGGTGGACGGTACTGGCAATGTGCTGGGTGCGTGGGTGATCGATCACCTGCAGGAAGGCGCCACGCACTTCACGCAGGACGGTATACCTCGACGAACGGAATTCACGATCTCGCTTGCGCGCACCGATGATGGTCGCGTGCAGAGTGCGCCGCCCGGCAATGACAACCTCACGGGGACCGTGAACAACGGCAGTGGGATGCGCGGTGTCGCATGAGCGGTAGCAATCCGAAACCCCGCTGGAAAGTCACGCTCGACGGCCGCGATCTGACCTCGACCATCGCACCGCGCCTGAACTCGCTCAAAGTCAGCGCGTGCCGGCAATACAGCGCTGACCAACTCGATATCGAGCTGAGCGACCATGATGGACAACTCGCGCTGCCACCCAAAACAGCCACACTGCAAGTTTGGCTCGGCTGGGATGACACCGGCCTCACCGATATGGGCACGTTCGCGATCGATGAGTTGGAACACAGCGGCGCGCCCGATCAACTCATCTTGCGTGGACGCAGTGCGCACCTGCGTGGTGATCTTCGACAACAGCGTGAGCAGAGTTATATCGACACGACGGTCGGCGCCATCATCCATGAGCTTGCTGGACGTAATGGTCTTACGCCACGTTGCCATGCGAGTCTCGCTGAAGCACTCGTCGATCACCTGGAACAAACCAACGAAAGCGACATCAACTTTCTGACGCGGTTGGGCAAGCACTACGACGCGGTGGCCACTATCAAGTCGGGGGCGCTGATCTTTTGTCCCGTCGGTCAGGGGACGACGGCCACGGGCAAGCCGTTGCCCAGTGTGACGCTGGTGCGCGCTGACGGAGATCAGCACCGGTACTACGCAGCGGATAGGGATGCTTACAGTGGCATTCGAGCACTGTACGACAATGCACACACAAGCAAAACTGAATCGGTGCTCGTTGGCACAGATGATGGGCAAGGTGTGAAGACCTTGCGTACCATCTACGCCAACAAGAGCAACGCATTGCGCGCCGCGCGAAGTGAATATCGACGACTACTTCGCGGGGTCGTGACGTTCGAGTACACGCTTGCGCTTGGCCGACCGGACCTCTATCCCGAGATGCACGTACGGGTGCGCGACTTCAAATCTGAAATCGACGCTACTGATTGGATCATCGTACGTGCAGAGCATTCACTCAACGGGCAAGGACTAATGACGCGAATTGAACTGGAGAATCGTGGCGGTGGAGCAACTTAGCGAGCCATCATTAAAGAAAGGTCGACAATCGATAACCTTTCGCTCGTTTCGTCTGACCGTTCGCTTCATCAATTCACGCTCGAAATGTAGCCGGTAAAACCACCACCAAAGTGGGTAACAGTCATAGTGCAATAATTAGTTCCACCAGATCTCCACGGAGAATGTTCTGGTGAATAAATTAACGAAAGCGACTCCAGATCCTTAAGCAACCTATTCTTCGGAATGTCCGTTGATATTCCGCTGAGCTTGTCAATTTCCACAAAAAATGCTCGTTCTTGGTTTTCCAAGTCCGATCCACTTCCATATCGCTCCCGTGAGGAAATCCAACGCAAAAGCTCCAGGTGGCTCGATGTCAACTGCCTGATTGTCGAAAGATATAGTGAGAGCAACTCTTCATTCGGACTCTGATCTTTGATCGTGTTGAGAACAATAGAAACGAGCCGTTCATGTATACCGGCATCCCCAGTTCGAATCGCGATATCAGTAGATTGCAAGATCGAGCTAAGGATGGCGTCTTGGCGGCGGCCATCGTTCTTGATCTCTTCAACGACATCGCTAACGTTATTTAGAGCTTCGCTCAGGTCCTGAAGCCATTTCGTCCGTCGTTTCTGATAAGGATCTTCAACTAACTGGTTCCAGACTTCGAGGGCGGCGCCGGACCCGACAGGAATAAATCCAATGGCAGTTCTGACCAGCCGGTGAAGGCGATCGCCTGTCGGCTCATCCGCTGGATCGTACTTGTCGACGTCAATATGGTTCATAAGTCGCTCTTCCTTATCCGCCTGCAACAGTGAAGGGGTCGCGGCCTGCCGCGGTCGAAAATTGGTTGCCTGAAAAACTCTGTCATCCACACCATCTTGTGTGGGCTCCAAGTTGATTATGATTTTCCGCGAGTGGCCACCCACTCGGCATATTCCGGCACGGCGCGTGCAAGTTGCATTTCCAGCCAGGCCTTTTCGTCTTCGTTGTGCGTGGCTATCCAGTGCGATACGAATCCGCCGATCCGTTGCATGCGTGGATCGGCACCATGCCCCTCTGTAATCGGTGCTGGTGCGGCATCCCCATGCATCGCGCCTGTACCTAAGAGCAGCCAGTCCAGACTGACGCCCTTGCGTTTTGCAAGGATCATGCATTCTTCGTAGGGCACTTTGTTGCGGGTCCGCCAACCGCTCACGGTGCTGGTGCCGTAGCCAAAATGCTGCCCCAGTGCGATATCCGTTCGTACTCCGACCACTTCCTGCATCCGGTCAATGATCGGTGCTGCATCAAATTCGGCCACGCCTCTCTCCCTCATTTTGCGTAAATCATGCAGTTCACGTATTGCAATAATGCAATTTGCGTGTATCCTGCGAATTGTGTGACACATTGAGGCCATCGTACCCCATGCCGAGCATGCGCCAACCGTCCGTTCGCTATTCCCCAAGAGGGGTCACAAAAAAGGCCATTGCCCTGCGCCTGCTCGCCCCCGAGCGCGCCCGACACGATGCCCACGTTCGCCGGAATGACTGCTCCAGCGCGGCCTTTGCCCGTCAGATGTACCTGCGCGGGCTGGAAAGCTACGAGAGCGCAGTGGCTGTGCCGGCCCCTGCGGGATGCATGAATACGGTCGCTGGAGTGAATCGCGCATGAGCCGTCACCCGGTCCGTTCAGAATCCGCAAGGCGCGAGAGCCGCTTCAGAGTGAAGTGCCCGCATTGCCTGAGCTTCGCCAGGGCACGCAGCAGCGACTTGCTGACCCCGACGTACCGCGAGGTGCGCTTCGAGTGCCAGAACGACGCCTGCGGGCATATCTGGGTCGCCGGGCTCGAAGCCATTCGCACGCTGTGCCCCAGCGACATCCCCAATCCCGACATCTGCATCCCGCTTGCCGCGTCGCGCGCGGCGAGCCGTCACGAACCGGCCATCCCCCCGGCCGGCTAATCCGCCTTCCCCACAACCCGGAGAGACTTCACCATGTCGCAGACCAAACTGCACGAGGTGGCCATCGGCTACCTGCTCGCCCACCAGGCCGAACATCTCACGCACGATCGGCATCACCTGGTCGGACGCTGTGCGCAGCACTTGCAAGACCAAGGTGCCACCGCGGAGCGCGCCAACATCATTGCGCTGCAGGCGCTGGGCGAATTGGATGCGTGTGCGACGAAGGCGCACGTGGATCTCACGCACAGCACAAGCTTTGCCGTCTTCGTGGTAGACCCGGTCACACGCGCCCGTATCGCGTTCACCGCTGCCGACCTTATTCGCCTCGCCCGCGAGCATGCCGCGCGCCACGAAGCCGCGGTGACGACGCATTGAGGGCATGCGCATGCACAGTCACCTTGTTCCCGCCTTATCCAGCCACACCACCATCGCGCTGACCGATGGCCACCTCGATGTCACCACCAGTGCGTTCACCGATACCCGGCATCCGGTGGCGTTGCACGCCGGTCCGGCCAGCATCTATCTGTCCCTCGACCAAGCCATCGAAGTAGGAAGCGCACTCATCGCGGCAGCCCATCACTACCGCGCCGCGATGGCACAGCAGGATGTTCCGCCCTCGGGGACGGCACCGTGAGTGCAACGGCGGAACACGAAAGCTTAGGATCGCCGGCACCGAAGGACTGCATTCTTCGTCTCCCTCGGGTGCGTGAGCGGTGTGGTCTATCGGCCGCTACGATCTACCGACAGATGGCAAAAGGTCATTTTCCGCGCGCCGTCAGCCTGGGCGGCAAATTAGTCGGGTGGCGCGAGAGCGCCATCAACGCCTGGATCGCGGCGCGTGGCGGCGACGCATGAACACGACGCTGCATCAGGACGTCACCCAGCGCTTGCTCCGGGACTACGCGTTCAAGGACAAGGAAGGCAAATGGTTGCGGGAAGGCCGCTGCCCGCAGTGCGGCAAGAAGGAGCTCTACACCCACGCCGAGCATCCGTGGGTGGTGCGATGCGGGCGCGAGAACAAGTGCGGCTGGGAAGGGCACGTCAAGGATCTCTACAGTGACCTCTTTGAAAGCTGGTCGGAGCGCTTCCAGGTCACCGAGACGAACCCGCATGCGGCGGCGGATGCGTATCTCACCCACGCGCGCGGTTTCGACATCGCGCGCTTGCGCGGCTGCTACACGCAGGAAAGCTATGTCGATCGCGAGCTGGATGCCAGCACCGCCACGGTGCGGTTTCCGTTGCCGGGCGGCGGCTATTGGGAACGTCTGATCGACCGACCGCAGCGGTTCGGCAAGAAGAAGGCCCGCTTCAACTTCGGCAGTCAGCATGCGGGGCATTGGTGGGTACCGCCGGGCCTGGATCTATCGACCATAGATGAGGTCTGGATCGTGGAGGGCATCTTCGATGCCATCGCGTTGTGGCTGCACGGCATCCCCGCGGTGGCCGCGCTCTCCTGCAACAACTATCCACACCATGCGTTGGAGCAACTCGCCACGCTGCGTGCGGGACGTCGGCCGACGTTGGTGTGGGCGCTTGATACGGATGGCACCGACAACGACGGTGCCGGCCAGCGCTACATCCGCAAATGGGTGAAGCAGGCACGCCAGCAAGGCTGGGACTGCAAAGCCGCACAGATCAAGCAGAACGGACGCAGCAAAATCGACTGGAACGATCTGCATCAGCGCGATCGACTGGGTCCCAACGACATCAAGCGCTACCTGCACGAAGGCGCGCTGCTCATTGCGCGTACGCCGAGCGAGAAAGCGCTGCTCATTTACGGCGAAGGGAACAAGGCCGAGTTTCCGTTCGAGTTCGGGAACCGCCTGTGGTGGTTCAAGCTGGATCTCGCCAAATACGCGAAGGCGCGAGATGCACTGGAAGACAAGGACAACGGTCTCGCGGAGGACGACATTCGGAACGCGGCGCTGCAGGAGTGCAATGCCGTCATGCCGATCAGTACGTGCTATCCACGTGCGCTGTATTACCAGCGCAACGATGTCACGGACGAGAGTTGGTACTACTTCCGCGTCAGCCAGCCCGACGACCGGCCGGCGGTGAAGAACACCTTCATCGGCAGTCAGATCACGGCGGCGTCCGAGTTTGGCAAGCGGCTGGCCAGTATCTGCCCGGGCGGGCTTTTTACCGGCAACACCCAGCAACTGATGCGCTTGATGGAAGAGCAGCTCGCCGTCATCAAGTCGGTGGAAACGATCGATTTCATCGGCTACAGCAAAGAGCACGGCACCTATGTGCTGGGTGATGTCGCCGTGAAGGATGGCGCGTTGTACGAATTGAACAGCGAGGATTACTTCGAGATCGGCAAGCTCAACATCAAGAGCCTGCTGCACTCGATGAAGCTGGAGATCAACACGAATCGCGCCGATTACACCGACGCGTGGTTCGGAAACCTGTGGACGGCCTTCGGCGTAAAGGGTTTGGTTACCCTCGCGTTTTGGTTGGGCAGCTTGTTTGCCGAACAGATCCGCGCACGCGACAAAAGCTTTCCCTTCCTTGAAGTCATCGGCGAGGCCGGTGCCGGCAAGACCACGCTGCTGGAGTTCCTGTGGAAGCTACTGGGCCGCGATCACGAAGGCGTCGATCCGACCAAAAGCACGTTGGCCGGTCGCACGCGCACCTTTGGCCAGGTCGGCAACCTGCCCATTGTGATGATCGAGGCTGATCGCTCCAACGGCTCGGACAAACTGCATGCCAAGCAGTTTGACTGGGACGAGTTGAAGCCGCTCTACAACGGCCGCATCGGGCGTGCACGTGGCATCAAGAGCGCCGGCAACGAAACCTACGAGCCACCGTTTCGTGGCACCGTCGTCATCAGTCAGAACGCCGTGGTCGATGCCAGCGAGGCGATCCTGCAGCGCATTGTGCATCTCAAGTTCGACAAGAGCGGTCACACGCCCGAAGGCAGCGTGGCCGGCAAGGCGCTCGAAAACTGGCCGGCGGAACAGGTGAGCGGTTTTGTGCTGGCTGCCGTACGGCGCGAAAAGAAGATCCTCGCCACCCTAGCGGAGTTCGGGCCAGGCTACGAAGCGATGCTCAAGGCGCATCCGAATCTGAAGAGTGTGCGCATCTGCAAGAACCACGCGCAGATCATGGCGCTGGTGGATGCGTTGGAGCATGTTGTGCCGATCACCGCTGACCAGAAGCGTGCCGCGTTCGACATGCTCACGCAGATGGCGGTGGAACGGCAGCAAGCGATCAACGCGGATCATCCGATCGTGCAGGAGTTTTGGGAGCTGTTCGATCATCTCAACGAAACGGATCAGGGCGAGAAGCTCAATCACAGCCGCGACGATGACTTGATTGCAGTGAGCCTGCCGGAGTTTCAAAGCCGCGCTACACAATTTGGGTTAAAGGTTCCCTCATATGGTGAACTTAAGCGCTTATTGCCGGAAAGCCGAGCGCGCAAATTTGTCGCGTACCGCACGGTGAATAGCGCGATTCGTATCGTGGAAGGTCGCGGTGTGTCGGTGAAGTGCTGGGTGTTTCGTCGCGATCGTGCATCGTCGACGATGCGCGACTAATGAACATCGTGCACGATTGAACATGTGCAACGAATGCACGATGCGTAGAGGATCGTGCAGCAATCTTTGTGGTGTCGACAATCATTGATGTGTCTGTGTGGGCTGCAAGCGCGCCGGCTGATATTCTGACGTGCAATTTCTTGCGAGAACAAACTCGGCACGTGTGAAACGTGACCGAGCTGCCCACAACGATTAGTCAAAACAGGGAAACACCATGATCTTGATGGCTCACCATCTCACGGAATTGATCGCGCCCGCTGCGGAGCTGATTCGTCACGTGGAAGCGTTGCGTCAGCGCATCGATGCGCTCGATGCAGCTTCGACGGGCATCGCCGAAGGCATGCGCCGGAACGTGTTACATCCCGATGCGGCCTATCAGCTTCTGGACGTGATCAGCGCGGACCTTAAGACGCGCGCTGACCTGTTGTTGCAACTGCTTAGCACGAAGTAAGAGCGCTTTAATTGGGCGTCCGGGCGGGCGCCCAATTACGCAGCTTTAAGTTCTTGGGGGTTCGATACTTCGCTTGCACGTAGCTTGTCCAAGTAATCGGCCCATGCCTGCATCATCTTTTTGCGCTCGGCCAAGTATTGCGCTTTGTTGTAGATTCCGCGCACGCGGTTCCGATCCTTATGTGCGAGTTGACGCTCGATGGCATCCTCGTCCCATCCTGCCTCGTTTAATGCGGTGCTAGCCATATGGCGGAATCCGTGTGTGACGATCAGTCCTTTGAATCCGAGCGCATGCAAAGCGCCGTTAACAGTGTTTTCCGACATGGGGCGAAGCGCCGAACGTTCACCGGGAAATAGATAGCGGCCTGCGCCAGTAAGGGCATGCAGTTCCCGCAACAGTTGCACAGCCTGTCGGCTCAAGGGGACGATATGGGGTTCTGCCTTAGCTTTCTTGGCCTTGCGCATCTTCAGCCTGGTACCTGGCACAGTCCACGTGGCCCGTGACAGATCCACCTCACACCATTCGGCATAACGCATCTCTCCTGGGCGCGTAAACACCAGCGGCGCAAGCTTGAGGGCGTAGCGTGTGATGTACGTGCCTCGATATCCGTCTATGGCGCGTAGCAATTCACCGATTTGAGTTGGATCGGTGAGGGTGGGGAAGTGGGAAGTTTCTGCTTGTGGGATGGCGCCAACGACATCTGCAGCTGGATCGCGCTCTGCTAGCCCTTGCCGAATAGCAAAGCGAAATATTTCACTGAGATAGTTACGCGTGCGATGCGCAGTTTCGGTCGCACCTCGTTCATGGATGCGCTGCATGACCGTGAGGATCTGCGGAGGGGTGACCTCGCTAATTGGGATCGAACCAAGCCATGGGAAGACGTTGTTCTCAAGTCTGCTTAGTACGCCCCTGGAATAGCTGGGTACCCAATCACTGCTCTTATGGGTAAACCAAGCACGTGCAACTACTTCCAAACTATTTTCGCTAGCCAGCTCGCGTGCAAGACGATCCACGCGTCGTTGCGTGCTTGGATCTATACCTGAAGCAATAAGCTGACGAAGTCGATCACGTTCAATGCGCGCATCAGCCAAACTGATTTGTGGGAAGACACCCAGGCTGATCATCTTGGGTTGCTTTTTCAGATGCCGGTATTTGAGCCGCCAGTACTTTGCTCCGTTTGGCATCACCTGCAGATAGAGGCCCTTGCCAGCGGCAAGTCGGTACATCGTGTCCCGCGGCTTTGCATTTTTCGCAGCCAGTGCCGTCAGTTCCGTCATTTGTCGCTCCTATGCCGCCAATTTCGTTACGGTGGTGGTATCTGGCCGATTTACTGACGATTCGGCAGATTTGTACCACCAAATATACTACCAGCTGGCGTGAGCTTTGGTGAGAAGAGCTGAGAGGAGGAGAGACGAAAGGAAGCCAAATTTCCGAGGAAAAAGGCCATTTTCGGAAGCGTGTGAGAAGTGCTGCGAAGAGCTGAGAAGGATAAGTGGTGGGCCCACCAGGATTCGAACCTGGAACCAAGGGATTCGCGTAGTCCAAAGGTTTCCCTCTGGCGCGGACTATCTCTTCACCCTCCGGCGTTTTGCAACGTTCGGGTGGGGTGCGGGACGCTCGAGCCTGTTATGAAGGGCGCTGTAGCCCTCAGGTAGTCTCTGCACCTTCCGGCGGTGTACCGCCGGCTTGGCTCAGGG